CGATCCATCACAGCTACAGATATGCTTATGCAGACAGATGCCAATGCCCTAGCCTTAGCAACTGCCTATGTCGATACTCGCAAAGAAACTTCTATCCGTATTGAAACAATCACTCTGGACTTAGTGACTCCGTCCTACACAGCAGGGGTTACAGCAGCTCTAAGCCTTGACTTCTTTGACACAGTAGATATCACTAATGAGCAACCTGGTGGATCAACTATTCAGAAGAAGCTCCAAGTGCAGGGACTTGCTCACAACATCACCCCTAACACTTGGACTACAACTATTGCCACGCAGGAGGCTTTGCTCGATGTTATGTACTAGAATTGACCCTATGAAAGAGGTGTGCTAATGGCTGTCGGACTTCCACTAAAAACGACCTATGCGGACGGAGACGTGTACGCCGCGAGCGACGTCAATGATACTAATGGCACAGTAAATCTATTCCAGACAACTTTGACCTACTCAGCAGGTAAGAACGCCATTATTAACGGCGGCATGGATATTTGGCAACGCGGTACATCTATTGCAGGAACATCAGGTATCCCATATACAGCCGATCGCTGGCAAGTAACTCGCGTAGGTGCAACTGGATATACAACTACTCGCCAAAGTGCCGGCTCTACACTGCCTGAAATCCAATACTGCTTACGCGCTCAACGCGATAGCGGCAATACAAACCTAACCCTACTTGGTGCTTTCTATTCTGTTGAATCAGTCAATTCAATTCCTTTTGCTGGCAAAGCAACAACACTATCTTTCTATGTTCGCAAAGGTGCTAACTACTCAGGTGGTGCTTTAACTGTTGAGTTCTCACAGGGGACAGGAACAGACCAAAACATTATTTCTGGTGGATTTACTGGCAAAACAAATGTCGGTTCATCCAGCGTCACTCTTACTACATCGTGGCAACGCGTAACAATTACAGGAACAGTTGCAACAACTACCACGCAACTAGGATTACAGTTTTATTACACTCCAACTGGTACTGCTGGTGCAGCAGATTATTTTGAACTAACTGGTGTGCAGGTTGAGTACGGAAGTGTTGCAACATCTTTTAGCCGTGCTGGTGGAACAATTCAAGGAGAATTAGCCGCTTGCCAAAGGTATTACTTTAGAATGAATGGAAATGGTAGTTACAACCCTGTAGGTTTTGGTTATTCAGACTCAACAACTGTTGCAAGAATGTATGTTACAACTCCACCAATGCGAGTTCTGCCTACATCTATTGATTATACTAATTTGAGTATTGTTGCAGATGCAATTTACAATTCAACTGGTGCATCTATTGGTGCTAGTTCACCAAATATGGTAAGAGTAGATTTAACTGGTTTATCAGGATTGACTGCTTTTAGGTCGTATGCGTTACTTTTACGAAATATAGCTGATCAATATCTCGGATTTAGTTCGGAGCTATAAAAATGGACAATGTATCTTTTATTCAATTAACAGACCCTATTACTGGTGAGGTTGTAGAACACGCCATTATTGACCGAGGCAATGGTGAATATACTTCAATGCTTAAATCAACCTATGATGAAATGATTGCAAAGCAAAATGCAGACAAGCTATAACGGTTGGCCGGCCTCTAAGGATCCGGACGAGATTAAAATAACTAGCTACAAGGTAGAGGGTACAAACCTTAAGTTGCGCTGCGCTGAGGGATGCGGCCCATTACTTGCTGCCTTTACTGCTGAGTTTAATACTCTTATTGAGCCTGTAGAGGGTGGAGTATTTGACGACTGGTCTTACGCCTATCGGATGGTACGAGGTAGCACCGACAAACTGAGCTGCCACTCAAGCGGTACAGCTATAGACCTTAACGCGACTAAACACGCACTTGGCAAGGTAGGCACATTTCCTGCTGAAAAGGTACCTATGATCCGCGCCCTCGCTAAAAAGTACGGCCTCAAGTGGGGCGGCGATTACGTAAACCGTAAGGACGAAATGCACTTTGAGGTAGCAGTAACACCGGCTAAAGCTGCGGAGATGATTAAAAAGTTAGGACTTAAATAATGCCTACAAGTGCACGAATAACTGTAACTACAACTCCAACACTGTTAGTAGCTGCTACGGCTTTTGACCAAACCGCTTTATTACACGCTACTAATGATGCGCTTTATATCGGTGGTTCAAACGTCACTACTGCTAATGGATACCTCGTAGATCATAAAGATAAATTAACTATCCCTGTGGGCGACCACGAGGGCCTATACGGTGTAGTGGCCTCAGGTACTACTACCGTATCGGTGTTATACCAAGTCAATTAAGGGGCGCTAGGAGAAAACAATGAACGAACAACTTAAAGCTGCAGGCCTCTCATATATCAGAGCTGCAGTTAGTTGCGTGGGAGCCCTTTACCTCTCAGGCATTACAGATCCTAAAACACTAGCTAACGCGTTTATCGCAGGTTTAGTTGGTCCTATCCTTAAAGCTCTCGCACCCAGCGAAAAGCAGTTTGGCGTAGGGGTTAAATAATGCGGGCCCTGATAGGGGCGATTTTGGGGAGTCTGCTCCTATCGGGGTGCGGTTATCAAGGATGGATTAGGTATGAGTGCCAAGTTTACGAAAATTGGAGTAAGCCGCAGTGCCAGCCGCCGCAGTGTGAAGTTACCGGCACGTGTACAAAAGACCTCATACCGGAGGAAACCTATGGCTCGTTTAAGCCCTGAGGATTTACACGCTCGCCTGATAGTTTTTATCGGCGCTACCCTGGCTATTGTCTTTGGTATGTCTGTTTTTGGGATGCTTTACGCCTTGATATTTGTAACTCAACCAGTCAGTGCACAAGCCCCTAACGACCGTGCATTTATCGAGCTGCTCACTACCTTAACCGTATTTCTCACCGGCTCCCTCGGTGGGGTACTAGCTAGTAACGGCCTTAAGTCAAAGGCAAAAAAAGAGGATGAGCCTCCTCGCGTGTCTTAGTCCTATCTTGTCGGTATCTGCCTTTACCCTTATGGTGTACCACTAACTGCCGAGCCGGGCTAAGCTCTCAGGGTTTAGATCGTATCGGCCTTATCAAAGGGCGTAATACAATGAGTACAGCACTAGAAATACAAGTAATAATTTATATGATTATCGTAGCCTCGATTACCGCGGTGATTTTTTACGCAAAAGGGTTTAACGAGGGCAAGAAAATCGGGACACAGCTCGGCTATCGCCGTGGCGCTAAGTCGGTCCAACAATGATTACAACAGCTAAGGCAGGCGTATTTTGCGATTACTGCAAGGATCGCTGGGGCGGTCGCCACGTCAAAGGCGTGTGGGAGTGGCACGAAAAGGCCCGCCGCCAAGCTGTAGTTACCATCGTATCGGTGACTATCAAAGCTAAAGGCACCGTGCGGAGCTACTGCGGTGAGTGCCGAGAAATCGTAAGTAACTGGCCGGATGGCACCGTTTTCCCTTTATCCGAGCAGGTGGAGCAGGCTATTAAAGCTGAGTCACCTCTACTCAAGTTTGGAGTATCACAATGACGTTTTTAGATAACTACGAGGATGTAAACAGCCGTATTAAGCGCTTTAGATCAGAGTTTCCGAGCGGCCGGTTAATTGCTTATATCGAGGATGCAAACCTTAAAGAGGGTTGGATACTTATCAAAGCTGAGGCTTATCGTGAGTATGAGGATGCAGTGCCTAGCGCTGTGGACTATGCCTATGGCAACGTGGCAACTTACCCGGCTAATCTTAAAAAATGGTTTGTTGAGGACACGATTACAAGCGCTTACGGCAGAGTTATTGGCCTACTTACCCCGAGCCTCGAGCACAAGGCGCGTAGCACTTCGCAAGATATGGCACGAGTCGAGCAGCCTGTAAGCACACCCGACTATTGGAGTATCGGTAAAGAGCCCGAGGGCACTGCGGTACCACTAGCTGCAACAGTGGAGACCGTGGCAGACCAACTCGGAGCAGAGGTTATAGAGTCATCTCCTATTTGTAACCACGGACGTATGATTTATAAAGAGGGCAAGAGCTCTAAAACAGGCAACGCCTACAAAGGCTGGACCTGCCCTAGCAAGGTAAAGACCGACCAATGTAAGGCAGTGTGGATGTAATGGGCGAAATGCAGATGATTAAAAACGGCGTAGCTACAACTATCCACAGAGACGGCAGCATTACCCGCGAAATTGTGGATAAGTGCGATAATTGTGGGGACTACAGGTCCAAACAAGGGGGCCTAACTATCACCGTAGTAGGTGGTGAGGCGGTTATATGGCTATGCGAATTGTGCCGGGGTTAGATCGTGTAGTACTAGACCATACACAAGAGCGATTAGCACACGAAAAGGGCTTTGAGTGGATGCACTACAAAAACTCTCACCCTACTACTCAGGTACGACAATATAACCGAGCTCTTAACTATCACGAAATGGTTGCAGAAAAGGCCGAGGGTATGGGGGCTCAGATAGCTGTAGCCCTGCATTTTGGTCTGACCAGTTACACACCGGACCCGGGCATAGACGATACAAAAGCCGATGTAGGTAACAATATCGAGGTGAAATGGACTCATCACACTAACGGGCATTTAATAGTACAAAACTGTTATAGAGCACCGGAGCGTATGAAGGACGTAGCCATACTGGTAATAGGTAAGTCACCGGTCTACTACCTTGTGGGCTGGATGCCTGTAGCTATGGCGATGCAGCCGAGGTATCTAACTGCGTGGGATAACAACTACTGGGTACCTCAGGCTAACCTGTTTGAGATGAAATACCTAAAGAGGTCCGAGTATGGCGACAATGCGCTTTAGCTGCAGGGTTTGTAAGGCCGTACAGGATCATAAAAATATAACCGAGTTTGGCAACCTACCGCCCGGGGTACTTGTAGTTGAGTGCCTCGGGTGTGGGGTGCTAGGCGTACAGCTCATAGATAACGAGGAAACGGTGAATAAATTA